CGCGGTCATCGCATAGACAGATTTCTGATCGACTGTATCGTCGTAGACGTAATCAGCGTCATCCGGTGGCACTTCGCTGATGCAGTCCCACGCATTGGCGTGCCCTTGGGCGTGTAAATCGGTATACGTCCCCACCCCTTCAGGGAAGACGCCGTAAATCCCCCCGCGCCCGATCCAGGAGTTGTTGACGGCGCCGGCATCGTCATTGACGGCGATGTCATCAATGTAGAACGAGTTGGCTTGTGTAGTACTGCTAGTCCCGAAGCGGAGCGTCCGTGCACTGGCTATTCCTGATCCCTGGGTATCCTGATTGAGCAAGGGGCCTATCTCTGTAACGCCGTTCACCTTGACCGTAGTTTCCCCGACAGCATTACCTATCTTGATATACCACTCCACGCAGTGCCACATGTCCTGTGCGAAGGCGTTGATGCTAGTACCCAAGACAGCTGACCCGTTCCAAACTTTGATAAGGCCGGTGGTGCGGTGGTAGTAGAGCGCCACTTGGGCGGAACCAGCATTGTCCAGCAAGTACAACAAAGGTAGATCTCCCAGCGTACCGCCACCGCCGTTACCCCAAAAGCCAAAGCGTATATAGAGTGTCACCTTGTCCGCCAGGAGCGATTTGGTAACATAGTTTGTGACACCAGCTACATAGACACTATAAGCGCCTGTCCGCTTCTGTACGGCACTGATAGCACAACCAACATTGGCCGTGAAAACATCGATGTTCCCTGACTCCAGCCCAGTTGTGAATAGTCTTGTCATCTCATCACCTCACACAAACTGCGCCCCCAATATCCGGCCCGTGACGAAGCCCCAATTGTCGCCATCCACCTCGATGACCAGCTGCATAAGCCTGCGCTGCCGATCAATCTGGTTAACATCCGACTCCACGACTTCCTGAGACAGCCTGCGCTGCCGGTCGGTCTGGTTGACATCGGACTCCACCACCTCTTGCGTCAATTGGCGCACGATGTCGTACACGACCTCGATGTAGCACTGGCTACAAGAGACGTTCGGTGTGGTATCGTTGGTCGTCACCCCGAACGCCTGTAGTGGATTCGCCCCCGCGCCGTTGATGTCGTCCACCGTCCAGGCCAGGCCGGTGTTCGGGTTGGTGGCCCAGGAATCCACATAGTTTACATAGGCCGTCGTGGGGTCTCTCCCGGCGGCGTCGTAGTATGTCCCGTTGACCTTCAGCGCCCCGCCGACGTTGGACCCAGCAATGGACGCGTCCCTGTCCCGGTTGTAAACGTGGACCTGGATCTGTGCCGACCCTGCTGGGATGGCGAAGGCCGCAAAGCCGAACGTCTGCCGACCTCGCCCGCCGGCCAGCGCCGTACAGGTGATATAGTCCACGTCGCTGGCGGGCGTCTCATCCACGCAGCCGAAATAACTGGCCCCCGCGGACTTGGTCCACGTGCCGACGGTCGCTTCGTCTGAAGTTGGATACTTGATTACGCTAGGCATGTGCTACGCCGCCACAAAGATCACGTGGATCGTGCCGTCAGCCCCCACCGTGCCCGTGCCGATCTGATCCACGCCGAGTTGTAGGTAATCGTCGCCGTCCATAGCAGTGATATCCGGCACTCCCGAATCATCTAAGTATGCCCCGGCAGCAATGGATGGCCGGTTAGCCTGAGTCGTGAAGATGGTCACGCCGTTCAAGTGTATGTCAACGATCGCCGCCTGGTTGAGTGGCGCGGTATTCACCGCCGCCCGCACCACCTCGATAGTCCAGTCCCCCGTCGGCGGGTAGATCCTCAGCGGCTTCTCGCCGGTGGTCAGGTTGCCCTCGATGGAAAACACGATCTCATGGCGGGTGACGTTTGCGGGCAGATCCGTCGCTGCCACCGCCCGGAAGGTCGGCTCGTTCGCAGCGCCGGTCACTGGACCCATGAGTGCTGTGCCGGCGGCTTGCACGTCCAAACCGATCTCTTGCGTGGACAGATCCAACAGCACCGCCGCGTCGGCGTCCAGGGTCACCGCGTCGTGTCCGGCGCCGCCGCCGCCTTCCAGCGTCTCCAGGTGGGCCACGCGCCGGGCGATGGCTGCGATCTGCCCCATGATGCGGTCCAGGATCTCGCTCACGTGCCGTACTCCTCTGGCGGGTCGGACAGCGTGACCTTCAGCTGCTCGCCACCCGGATCGACCACGAACTCCACCGCCTTGACCTGCTGGGTGGCGACGTAGCCCTTGAACCGCACGGTCACCAGGTCGCCGAGGAAGTAATGATAACCGTACAGGCAGGACGGCACTTGCAGCACGTCGAATGAGAGAATGTACGGCGATCGCCCATCCGCTAGCGCGCGGTCCCCGGCAGTGATCAGGCCGTTCGGGTCTGCCTCCTGTCTCTGATCGATGAACATCTCTCGCCAGTTGATCGGGCTCTCGCTCTCGCGGGCGTAGTCTACCCGCCAGGTAGTGACCCGCGCCGCGCCGTCGCCCTGCCCGCCTACCAGGACGGCGGTAATCTCGCTGGAACGGCGGCGCGCCAGTCTCGGCGATCCCATGTTGCCGTATTCGAGCGCAAAGACCACGCTGGCCGATCGGTCCGCGCCCAACTGGCCGTCGTGCCATTGGAACTCATACGTCGCCGGGCCGTCGCCCACCACGGCAAAGTCCCCGCCGCCGACTGCGGCGATCTCCAGGCAGACCTCGTAGACGTTGCGATAAGCCCGCGAGAGCCGGACCGGCCCGCCCCCTGTAAGGTCGAGCTCTACACTGAGCCCGGCGATAGCCCTGGCCCCCGCCGTCGGGCCGCACTGTTCCTCCACGTACTCCTTGATCACCGTTTCCGCCGGGCCATCCTTCGCCGCGCCGGCTGAGCCGGAATAGGCGTCGATCACCCGCCTTCTGAGAAGCTCGTTATAGCCGCAGCCGCTGACGGTGTAGACCGTGCGCCCGTCGGCGTCTATAACTTCCTCCCAGTCGCGGATCAGGGCCTCGAACTCTAGCGCCGGATCAATAACCATCGCCGGGTTGGCCCGGTAGAACTCAACTTGCCCGTCCAGCGCCAGGGAGGCGATGTGCGTGTCCAGCCCGGACAACTCCAGCGAGAACGCCCCCAGCCCGTTGACGCTGCGCCCTATGGAGAAACGCCGGTAGTAGTCCAGGAGCGCCAGCCGCGCACCGGCTTGATTTTTGAGCCAGATTTGCCAGGTAGGAGCCATAGAGAACGTACCTTTCTACATCCCTATGTAGCGCGCATAGTAGTCCAGTACAAAGGCTGTATTCGCTCCATCGCCCGTTCCGCTGACGCGGATGGTATTCACTCCCGCCGGGGCCACCGGTGCGGTGAGCAACCGCCAGGTAGCCAGGTTGCTATCATCGGTTAGGTAGGAGATGATGTTACCGTTGAGGGTGGAGACGATCGTCTTGTAGCCCGGCGACAGGTTGATCAGCACCTCGTCGCCAGCAGCCAGTACATAGGTTCCCAGGTCGAGCTCCATCGTCTCCGCTGAGGTGCGATTCTCTACCAGCACATCCCCCAGGGGGCCGTGAATGCCGATCACCGGATACGTCTGCCAGGAGCCGGGATTGGGCACGTCCACATCATTGCCTATGTCGCCCTGATCGAAAACGGCCGTAAGCGGCGTCGGATCGTAGAGCAGCGGGTCGTGGGCCACGCACTGAAGCACCGCCACCTGCTGGGCCAGGTTCTGGGCCAGGTCACGGATCATGCCCAGGCCATCGCTATAGCGCAGGTCGAGCTGTCTCACGTCCCCGTTGGGCGCAGCGATGCGCAGGTAGAACCCGGCAGCGAGAACCTTGACGATCTCCAGGAGGGCATAACGTGCATCCCACAGATCGGCTTCCGTATCCTCGACCAATTGGAACTTGAGGTTGATGAAGCGCTTTTTTAGCTTGCTGGATAGATAGACTTCCCCGTCCTGGCCCACGTATTCCTCAGCCACATGAACCACATCGGGCATCCCCAGGCCGTCCACGGTCTGCAAGCGCCAGTTGGGCAAGACGATGGGTGTCTGCACAGAAGTCTGTCGGTCGATCAGCGTATAGGTCTCTGGCATCAGCCCTCCCCCATCTGCAACATGCGCACCGTCTGCACCAGGCTGCCCTCGGACTCGTACTCCCGATAGGTCGGGTAGATGTTATAGACGTTCCCCGCCCCCGGCGTCGCCCCGCCGTTCCCATTGACCTCTACCACGACCCGCTCCCCCAGGGGCAACCCGCCCAGCGTCGGCTGGCTCGGCATCGTCGGCATGACCGCCCCCATGCGCATCATCGGCTGACTGGCCATGTCGCCCCAGAGCCTGTTCATCACCCGCAGGGCGTCGTTGATGCCGATGATACCGAGCTCGAGCGGGGTCGGGCTGCCGGGATCCATCCAGGAGGGCAGCTTGATCGAGGCGATCAGGTCCTTGAGCGCCTTGAGCTTGTCATAGAACCAGGTCAGTACCCCCTTGACGCCGTCTATCGCGATCTTGAGCCCCAGGAACACGGTATCCGCCAGCCACTGCACCGCTGGGCCAAAGTTGTCCGAGATGTAGTCCTTGACGCTCTTGAAGATCGGCAGCACCGTAGCATTCAGGAAGTCGCTGACCTTCTTCAGCGCCGGTTGGAGCGTCCCGGTCCAGAGGCCGGACAGCGCCGACGAGGCCGCCTTCGTCGCGTCCAGGCCATCCGCGGTCAGCGCCTCGAAGATCGGGATGACGTTATCCTGGATGAACGCCCATACCGTCTCCAGCGCCGGCTTGAGCGTGTTCTCCCAGTATCCAGCCAGTGCTTGCAGGGCCAGGTTCAGTAGGGCGATGTCTATCTCCACCAGAGTCTTGAAGATAGGCAGAACGTACTGGTCGAGGAAGCTCCACACAGCACGAATAGCCGGGAGCAGAGTGTTCTCCCAGACGCCGCTCAAGGTCTTCGTCGCCGCAGGGATGTTGGTTTTCAGCCAGTCCGTAACTGTTCCGAATATCGGCAGAATGCTACCGTTGAAGAAATCCCAGACGGAGCGGATCGCGGGAAGCAGAGTGTTCGACCAGAAGCCCGCCGTCGCCCCCGCTGCCGAGGGGATCTTGTCGCCCAGCCAGCCCACGACGGTGTTGAAGATGGGGATCAGCGTGCCGGTGAGGAACCCGGAGACCGCCTGGAATGCCGGCACCAGCGTGCCCGTCCAGAAGCCAGATACCGCGGTGATCGCCGCGGGGATGTTCACTTGCAGCCAGGCCACGACCGCCGCGAAGATCGGCTGAGCGGTGTTCGTCCAGAACTCAGTCAGCGTGGTGCGGATTCCGCCCCAGTCATTGATCCAGGCAGCGGTCAGCAGGGCCACCGCCGCCCCGATGGCCACCACCAGGGCGATCAGGGGCAGATTGGCGATGGCCGTCGCCGCAGCCGCCGCAGCCCAGGCCCAGAAGGCAGGAACCAGCACGGTCAAGAGCATCGCCGCCAGGCCAGCCAGGATGGGCGTGGCGTTGGCAGAGATGAAGGCAAACGCTTCCTGAAAGGCGGGAATGAGGGTCTGTACGGTAGAGATGACCGTCTTGATGGTGTCGGCGATCCACGGGGGGAACAGCTCCTCCCACGGCGCATCCCAGTCGCCCGCGACCATCGTTTCGATAGCCAGGACCACGTTCTCGATGAAGGGCACCACATCGCGCTCAATGATCCCCGCCAGTGTCTCCAACGCCGGCCCGGCCTTGTCCAGGATCTTGCCCGCGATGTCCATTAGCGCAGTGCCGATGGGGGCCAGGGCGACGGTGGCCACATTCTTGAGTTTGGCCCACTTCTCTGGCCAGTCCTCGGTGGCGTCGGCGGTATTCTGAATGGCCCCCTCAGAATCCTGAAGCGCCGCCACCATCTCATCGAGCGAGAACTTGCCAGACCGGATGGCGTCCACCATCGCCGGGGCAGCCCGAGCCCCGAAAAGCGCCATGCCCTCGCTGAGCGCCTCGGTCGAGGTCTTGGCATTCTTGATAGAATCAATGGCCCCCATGAAGCCGGTCTTGATGTCCACGCCCGACTTGGCGAACTTGCCCGCGGCCAGTTTCATCCCGGCCATCACCTGCCCGGACTCGATCCCGGCTTTCTCAAAGTTGGCCATCAGAGCGATAGACTCATCGAGGCCAAAGCCCATCGCCCTCAGCGCCGGGCCGTACTGCTGTACGCTTCCGGTCAACTGTTCCAGGCTGATCCCCGACTTCTGCGTCGCCACGAAGAGCTTGTCCAGCGTTTCCGCGCCCTGGTCATTGGATAAGCCCCAGGAGGCCATCGCTTTCGACAGCAACGTCGCGTTCTGGGTAGCATCCCCGCCCATGAGTTTGGCCGATAGTGTCAGGCCCTTAGCCATGTCCTGCAACGGCTGCCCTGTAGCCCCCAGGCGCGAGTTGAGCTCGGTGATGGCCCCGGAAACGGTATCGGCGTCAGCAGGGACGGTCTTGAACACGGCAGCAAAGTCGGCCTTGAGGCCATCAAGCACCTCGCCGGTCGCCCCCGTGCCCACGGCGATCTTGTCGTAGGCGTCATCCAGCTGCATCCCGGCGTTGAATGCCGCTACCCCGATCCCGGCCACGGCAGCCGCAGCCGCCACCGCGCCGCCGATCACCACCGCCTTGCCGATGTCGGCTACCTTATTGCCGATAGCCGCGAGCGACCCGCCGAGGCTACTCTCGACCTTTTTTCGGGCCTGTTCCAGGTCGCCGTCCAGCTTGTCCAGCGTCGCCCGGATCGGTATCTGTGCTTTTCCCAGTTCTTCGTCCGGCACTGGATCTCTCCTTCAGCTGCTCGAACTCGCGCTTCTTCTTCTCCAACTCCTCCGGCGCCACTTCACCGCGCACCGGGCGGATGAAGCGCTTGAGCGGAGGCAGCCGCTTGACGCGGCCCAACGCGGCCATGTGCCAGGCCAGCCAGGCGTTGGCCTCGCGCTCCTGTTCCCGTCGCCACTGCGCCCCGGCGAAGGCCAACGCGGTCTCTTTCGGCGTCATGGCCCAGAAGGCATCGACGGTGATCCCGTACTTGAGCGCGTCGGCTAGGAAACGCTCCCAGTCCCAAGCGGGGGGCTTTCATCGGCGTGCTTGCCTCCGTCATAGGACATCACCGCAGCGATCGCCTCCATCACTGCCGCCGTGACAGGGCCGAAGCCGCAGGCGTCCATCACGCCCCAAGCATCGGCGATAACGTAGGCGCGGCCCCCGACACGGCCCTCACGCCGCGCGTGCTCCATCCCTACGAGGAGCACCTGCGCCACATCCGAGATAGAGAGTTCGTTGCTCTGCACACCGCGCATGAGTTGCAGCGTCGTTTTCGCGGTCAGGCGCTCGGCGTCGGCCAGCGCGCGATTGGTGAACAGGATCGCGCGCTGCTCGCCGTCAACCAGCAGATAGGCCTCGCCTCTAGCCCCGCTCACGTTCCGATCGGCGTCCACTCGCCGTCGATGGTCAGGGAGATGCTGCAGGTGGACACGTCGTTATCCGGCGCATCCATGCTGATGTCGGTCACCAGCGCCGTCGCCTGTTCCACGTCCACGCCCTCTTCCTGGCGCACTACCAGGATGAAGGTGCCGTTGCGGTTGGCCGCCACGAGCGCCTGATACGTCGCCTCACTCGGCACGTAGAGGCCATCCATCGAGATCGTGCTGCCGTAACGCCCGGCCAGCACGCGCTTGGAGCGGCTGTCCTTCGAGCTCGCGTCGATCTCGTCGGTAGTCTCGTCGAAGGTCGCCCCGCGCTGTCCGGTCGCGGCCTCCCACACCGGCGACAGGAGGGAACCAGTGTTGACATAAATCAGAATATCTACTCCGTTTATGGCCATTCTATTCTCCTCTTTACATTGCTATGCAGTTTAGGCCAGCGCCAATCGCCTGCCCTACATCTGCGCGGATCTCCCGTTCGGTCAGTCTCAGCACCCGGTATCCATTTCTCCAGAACCAAGAGTTCCGCATCCGGTCTCTCTTTTTCATGTTCGGGAGCGAATGCCAATAGTCGCCATCGCACTCTATGTCCAGATTCAGAGAGGGAACGAAGATGTCACAGATGAACGGACCAATAACCTTCTGTTGCTCGAACTCAATCCCCCGCGCTCTCAAGGTCTCGGCGACAGACACCTCTATCGAAGTAGGCCCGTGAATGTTGGCAAGTGCAGCCAGCCCCTTTTCTCGGAACTCGGGCTCACACCAAAGACTCTTCATTACTCCAGATAGTTTCTGTCTGTGCATAGGGTCTTCCCAAAGTCGCTTAGCCGCCTCTCCTATCTCTCGCCTGGTCTCAGCCGATTGATGCTGTCCATTCTTCCATCCGCGCTTCTCCGGGGGAACCGTCTTTCCCTTCATAGAACTGGGCCGACCCGTAATCGATTTCAGCAGGGCCGCTTTGTGCGATTCCGAGAGACGATAGTCCTGTGGCGGCCTTCTTCCGTGTCCTTCCTCGACAGCCTTGGCAAGGCCCTCCGCTATATGTTGCCTGTGTTCTTCAGTAAGCGGTACGCCCGGCTTCCTCCCCGGTTTGGCTTTGGTGGTATCCCCATGCAGCTTCCATCTCTTGTAGTGCATAGAGCACATGCCGCGCCCCCTGGCGGGCCTTTTGCATCCTTCGACGGAACACAGGGCCGCCACCTCATACCTCCATCATGATCAACTTTACCGTCACGATTCGCCCGTAAACGTCCTGCTCGTTGCTTGAGATCGGCCCCGAGCATTCGGCCACCAACGTTCCGTAGCCCGCTACGACCAGCTTGTGCCGGTGCAACAGCCCCCTCACCCGCTCGGCGATCTGCTCCACCGGGATCGAGTCGCCGTCCGCCGTCGCATAGCAGCGCACGTCGCGCCAGATGCGCCGGCCGCGATCCAGCTTGGTATCGAAGGCCGTGTCGGTCACATCCCCGGCGCTCACCAGGTAGGGTAACACCGCGTCACCCGGCACCGGGTCGATGGTGAAGATCGCCGGCGCGCCATTGTAGCTGGCCAGCATTCCCACCAGCGTAGGGTCAGCCGCCAAGTAATCGTGGATCCCCTGGGTCAGTGCGTTCATCCCTTCCCCACAAACAGACGCATGATCTCTTTGGCGTTCCCGAACACCGCCGGGCGCAAGAACGGGTGCGCGGCCATCTTGCGGGTGCCCAACTCCTGGAACCACGCCCAGAAGGAGCGCCGCTTCGCGCCCACGATGGCCTCAACGGCTTCCCCATGCGCCTCCACCTTGTAGGTAATGTCCGAGCGCAGGATGCCCCGATCCACTGGCGCGTCAGCGGAGGCCCGCTCGGCACAGAACTGCCCGACGCGATCCATGCCGTCAATCACTTTGGCGCTCATCTTCGCCTTGAACTTGTCGGCGTTCCAGGTGATCTTGACCCCGCTCACGATCCGACCTCCTTCGTGGGCTTCTGGATTTCCAGGCAGTCTATTTCGAGGTGGTGATCCGCCCGGCTCGGCTCGCGCACTCCCTGCACCTTGACCGTCACCTCATCGCCCTCCACCGTGTCCTCTCGCTGGATGTCCTCCCCGGCCACGACGTACAGCACGTGAGTGATCGCCCGCTGTTCCTGCTGGGCCACATCACGCTCGGAGCCGGATGCCGGGCGCAGGCGCCCTCGTATGGCGCCCAGAGGGGTGTAGCCTATCGCCCACCCGCCCTGGCCGTTGGGGATGCGCACCGGGCGGGAGACCAGAAAGTCGTTGTTGAGCAGGCCGGTGAAGATGCTCACAGTCTGTACCTGTCCAGTTGCAGCTTTTCCGACTTCAAGAGGAGCGGCGCGGCACTCGCGCCGAGCACGCCTTCCCCCGCGCCCTCGCCACCGAAGGAAACGGAAAAGTCCCCCAATGACAGGGCCGTGACCCCGGATATGCCGCTCATCTCCTCAGCCCGCAGCCCCGCCTGGTAAGCCCGGCTCGCGGCGCGCGTGGCGATAGACACGATGTCATCAGGGATGACGCCATAGCCGTGGTCATAGGTGATCTCGATGATCTGGATGCCCACCGTCCATGTGGCGTCGATCCGATGCAGGATGCCGTGTTCTCCGAGTTTGTAGTCATCGTCCACGACGAGCAGATCTCCATTCTCGGTCACCGAGCCAACAGCCGTCACGGGCAACTCTGGAAGGAACATCCGCGTTCCCCCAATGCAATCGAGCGTAATGCTATCCGCAGCCACGGCCTCGAGAACCTGGTGGCAATAGTTTTGGATCGCCGCCGTGGCCTCGACTATCGCCCGGTTGGCGGACGCCAGCTTCAGCGCCGGGATCGTCAACTGAAGGAATTGTTCCATGTCCGCCACAGTGCAAAATGCCATGCTCAGCCGCCTTTATTCGGAGCCTGTTTGCGCATCTTGTTGGGTGCGGGCTCAGCCTGTTTCGGCGGGGCCGGGATCAGCCCAAGCCGCACGGCCTCTTCCTCATGCCACTGCTGCCAGACTCCCGGCGTCACCTCAATGCGGATCATCTTCCCGGCCCGCGATTGCACCGGCAGGTCGCTCAGGATCATCGTCTCCACGTAGCCCTCAGCCGTTTTCATGCCTTGCTCCTTGCCCGCATCCGCGCGAAACGCTCCTTCGTCTTTTCCTCCTGCCCCTCTGGACACGACACAAACACGTTCGGCCCGATCTGCACCCTGACCATCACCTGCTGGTGGCTCATGGCCCTGGATCTCGCCGTCCTCGCGTCCTGCTCGGCGCGCTTCTGAAGATCGGCCAGCCAGGATCGCGGCAACGCGCAGAACAGCGGTTTGACCAGGTAGAGCGCTCGCAAGAAGGCCAGACGCTCATCTCCCCCGTTGCCGCACTCGGCGATCCAGGTATCCAGGAACCGCCGGCCGTCCGGGCTGTCGCGTACGAACAGCAACTCGTGAGCGT